CAAGGCAACGCTTACTTTTCTCCAACGGAGAATCCAAGGGCCCAACTGGGAGAGGCTTTTTAGTCTCCCTCCACTTAGGAGGTTCATCATGAGTAATCATAATGAACTTAACTTGAATTTTCTGCTGCTGAATTCTATACCTCTTGATAAAGATCTGAAAAGATACTTTATCTCGAAGTATAAACACATGGTCCGATGCAATGGACTTGAATTTGCTAATAGTAAATTCAAATCATTGTTAACTTCCCTGAAAACCTATAAGGCTACAGGTAAGTTACCCGCGTTAGGGATCAGACAAAATGGTTGGGTGAAGAAGATAATCAACTATGTTGATTGTCAACCTCATCACGTTTTTAACTTCCTAAAAGGAATTTATTCCTGGAAGGGAGATATCAATGTTGATGAGACTTCCCGGTGTTATCATAGGAAACTCTCTGATAAAAGAGAACCCTATGAAGCCCCTAGCTACTTAACGCTGTGGCTAGGTTCACTTGGAAAAGGTAAGGAGCAACTTTATGTTGAATATTGGGAGAACAGGAGGAGAAGTTCCTCTTTGTGGCACCGATATTGTAAACATCACTCAGTTAATGAGTGGTTGCGTTACTGGTTCCAGTGGAAGCACCGATTCCGTTTTCCTTCAAAAGAGGAAATCGGTTCCCAAGCATCGTTGGAGAGACCCGTCTTTCCGGAAATGTACAAGGATTATGATCCCACTAGGCAAGAGGGATCATCCAGTCTCGAAAGAGATCTAGTAAATTTTCTTATGCATTTAGTTGGGAGAGACGATATACCCGTAGAACCTCCACCGAGTATCTTGGTGGAGTATCTTCTACACAACAAATCCGAGGAGATAAAGGATATGTATCATGAGATGCAGTTGGGTAATTACCCACTGCAGTTTCGTAATACTGACTTTATGTCTGGTGCTTATGTTGGTGATATACATTATATCCCCAAGGGAGGCACAGGGTCTCGCCCGATAGCAGTTCCTAATCGTTTCCTTCAAGAGGGTTTGGTTCCCCTCTATGGATACCTTAAGATATTGCTTGGACGTTTGTCCACGGACGCTACCTTTGATCAGGAGAAGTTTGATCCCGTGATTCAATCACGGGTAACAACTGATTCCCGATTCGTTGGATCTGTTGATCTCACTGAAGCTACTGATAACCTTCCGATGGATTGGATACTCTGGTTTGTCACCAAGAATATCCTACCTTATCCGAAAGGTTGGGAATCGCTAAGACTGTTTCAGTACTTAGCGCGTTCACAGTGGAACAATGATGGGTATATGAGTAGGTGGACTGTAGGCCAACCACTTGGGACTTTACCATCCTTCTGTTGGTTGGGCTTGACCCATAATATCTTTCTAGAGAGTTTATCCCTCTGGTTAGGATTTGGGCATTCTCCATACCGCGTATTGGGAGATGACGTAGTCATTTTCTCAAAGCGGTTACATCGGAACTACATTCGGGAGTTTTCGAAAAGAGGAATTCCTCTATCGTTAACTAAAACGTATTCTGGTAAACTCACAGAGTTTGCTGGAAAAACGTTTATCAAGAGGTTAACACCCTTCTTGACCCCCGACCACAACGTTGTAACATTCTCCAATCTTTTTGATTGGCAGTTTGCTACTGGAATTC